ACTATCATATTAAATCTGGAGACAGAATAGCACAGCTATTAATCCAAAAAGTTTCTTCTCCAGACATTAAAATTGTTTCAGAACTAAATGAAAGCGACAGAGGAACTGGTGGATTTGGTAGTAGTGGAAAGTAACAATGTGTATATAGTATTGTTATTTGATGCTCCTAAAAGGTTAACACATGGTAAATAATAGAGTATTCTGGGCTTGTCAGGCAGTTTTATTTATCGAACGCAATACTAAGCCAGCCACAGATAGTATTTCAAATGCCACTTATCTTACTGGTGTTCAAGCTGTTGGCATAGATGGAGACATTCCGTCTAATTCTCTTGCTGATTCTGGCAGATTTCAACAAAAATTCAGATATGAAGATCGCCAAAAGATTTTCAATATTAATATATCACGAGTCTTAAATAAAACAAGTTCCACCTTTTATACAACAGCAAATTATAGTAGCAGCTATCCCAATACTCATATCTTGCACTCTGATAACATCGGGTCGCAGGGGGAATACAATCCAGACACAAAATGTTTAAAAAATTATGACATTTTTATCCTATATGGCGATGATACCGCTGCTAATATTGGAGATACTGCTAATATTAAATATGTGTGCTATAGAGGATGCCTGCTTAACTCGTTATCGTATGATATAAATGTTGCAAGCATAATTACAGAAAGCATAACCCTAACATGCAAAAAGTTAGAATACGGTACAGTAAGTGTTGCTAGCCTGCCAACAGTACCAGCAAATGGCAGTACTGAGTCTGGAAATATTTTAAAACGCACAGACATAGGTTTTACTTTGCCGCAAGAAGCAGAAGCTATTTTTAATACCGATGCGTCATTAACAGTAAATGACTCTACCGTATACGGCATACAGTCAATTAATCTGTCTTTAGATTTAGAATATACAAACTTAAACGATGTAGGGATTTGGAGAGGTTATGATAGCATAACAGATATAAACTTATGGGACTTTCTAGTGGTTCCAGTTAGCGTAACTGCTACATTCAATGGCATAGCAAGAAGCATATATCCGAATCAATCTCTAGGAAATTCTGATAGGGAATTTAATCCTAACAAAACAATCAAAGTCACAGGAAATACAGGGTCAGACTATTTTATTTGGGACTTAGGTACAAAAAACTATTTAACAAGTATTTCAAAAAGCGGAGGAGATACTGGGGGAGGGAATGTGGAAATTAGCTTAACATATACAAATGAGTATAGCGATTTTATAGTAGCAAAAAATAGTACAATTTACTCCATTAACAACACTGGACCTTATTAACATGAGCAAAAAAAGAGAGAGAGTGTCAAATAATAAAACTCAACCTCCAGCAAGAAAGGTACTAAAGCCAAAATCAAAAAATCAAGCACTATATATTAAATCTATGATTGATAATGACGTTACCTTTTGTAGCGGACCCGCTGGATCAGGTAAAACAGCACTAGCTGTTGGTTTAGCGTGTCAATCATTACTAGAAGCTAAAGTTGAAAAAATAATTATCACTAGGCCAGTAGTAGAATCTGGTCGTGGTCTTGGTTATCTTCCTGGCACATTGACTGAAAAAATTCTACCATACCTAATTCCAATTATAGAAGAAATGAAACTTTATCTTGGGGCAGATACATTCAATCTCTCTAAGAGTCAGAATATTATTGAAATGTGTCCACTAGAGTATATGCGTGGAAGAAATTTTCATAATTCATTTATGATTTTAGATGAAGCTCAAAACGCAACCTTTGAGCAAATTAAAATGTTCTTAACTAGAATTGGCATGGGTTCTAAAGCTGTTATTAATGGAGATATTTCCCAGACAGATTTAAATGATCATGCTGAAGGAGGGCTTGATGACTGCATGACCAGATTAGAAAAAATAGATGGTGTTGCTGTCTGCAAATTGTTTGGTGCAGATATTGTTAGGAATAAAATTATTGCTGACATTTTAGCTGCTTTGTGAAAATTTTCTTGTTTCGATTGATAATAATGTAGCCGGGGCCATAGTTGTGGCCCCTGCTATATCTTTGAAGGAGAACAAAATGCCAACGTATGATTTTGAATGTGAACCATGTGCATATTATGCTGAAATTTTTCAAGCACATGATGCCCCTTCTACTTTAAAATGTCCAGAGTGTGGAAAAAAAACTCTAGTAAAAGTATTTCTTACTCCTCCCGCAATAGCTATTCGCGGTGAACCATCAACTATTGGTCACTTGGCTGATCGTAATACTCAAAAAATGGGAACCTACGAAAAACAAGATCGTGATAGAAAAGCAATGGTAGAAGATCATGTTAAACATAAAGAAACACGCGAGAGACATAGAAAGATTAACAATATGACTCCAAAACAGCAGCTTAATTGGATTAAAAACGGTGACTAATGTTAATCAAAAAACAAGAGCAATTAGACCGTAAATCGTGTCCACATCATGTTGTAATAACATTTAAAATTGATGTAAGAAAAATACATAAAGATGGAACTTTGGATCATCAGGTTATTGGCAATAAGATATTAGGCGAGTACGGCATTAGTAATAAAGCACAATTATGTTTTTCTGCTGCTAATGAAGCAGAAGCTATAAAAATCCTAAAGAAAAAACTCAAGAGGTTAGAAGATGAAAAAGATTGAGGAATCAGAACTAGAAGAAATTGGAGTTCCAGCACCACTAACGGTTGTTACTGAGTATTTTGGTAAAAATGGTCAACAGGTCTTTGCTAAAGATCAAGCGTTTGCTTTCTGTTCTACCGTAGATGGCTCGCCTGTGTACTTTATAAAATATAGTCGTGGGGAATTAGCAGACCCCCATAATGTTTCTATGACTACATCGCTTGCCAAAAGACTTGCAACTTTTAAAAAGGTAACTTCAGACACTTTTAAAAATTACAAAAAATTTCTAGAAACAAAAAATACTCTTTATTTTACAAGAGCTAGACGTAACTTAATGTAAAGGAGATTGCTAATGAGAAAGGGACCGCTATCAAACAAGGACAAAGAATTCATTGAAGATAATCTTAATTTATCTAATGCGGAGCTATCTGATAAGTTAGATCGCTCTGAGAGTTCTATAGGCCAGTATCGCACAACCTTAGCTACGCCAGAAAAAAGTCAGGAAGAAACCAGCACCATGAATTTGTATGCACGTAACAAAAAATATGGTGTTGTTGCCATGACAGAAAATGCTTCTATTTCATCAGATGATAGAACAAAAGCAAAAAATGTATACGAAACACGTAAATATAGAAACTCTATTCATAAAATTAGGGATTAAATATGATATGCACTACAATTGATTCTTATCTACAAGATCTTTGCTATAATAAGCTATACATAAGCTGGGAAGTAGTTCTTACAGATGGAACAACTGTATATGGAGATTATGATAGACCGGGATTTGAAAATCCTATTCTAAGACTAAAAAATTACTGCAAAGAAAATGATGCGTGGCCTGTTAAGGTAAGCTTACATATGTTTGGTGCTCCTAGCGAGGTTTTTTTTGAAGACCCAAATGGACTTGATGGACTGCTTATAATGCGTGGCGTGGCTAAAGACCAAGCAATGGATGGCAGCCACTCACAATCTTATCAAACCTTAACAGTAGGACTTTTACGTGACGATTGTTCGTGTATTGATGTTGGTAAATATACTTGGCCTATTTCTGATTTTGAACGACGACATAGCACCAGGGTATTGACAAAAGAAAATCTTGAGAATATGATATTTAAGAATGGATCAAAAAAAAGACAACACGAAACGGTTCAAAAGCTACTCAACGGGTGAGCCATGTACTGCCGCACAATATGTGGCTGAAATGGTTTGCATGAGAAGAAGAGAGCGTGAGAACAATGGTAGTCTTGCTTTCAAGTTCTGGAACAAGGCCCAGAAGGATGAATATCAAACACAAATTCGTGCCGCCAACACGGCCATAAAACGCTATGGCGAAAAAGCTTTGCTTCATTACTTAAAAAGCCCAAATGGTAAGCGTACATACTCTTTGGGCTATCTTAATAAGAATAAGAAATTTATCATACTTAATAAGTTTGTAAAGGAAGGGCTAGAAAAGTCTAAGAAAATAATTGAAGAAGAAGCAAAGAAGGCCAAAAAGGTTATTGAGGCTGATAATATGGTGTTTAGACCAAGAACAAATAGGCCCGCAAGAAATTCATTACTATCTAAATTGAGGAAAGCAGACAATGGCAAAGAATGATGACTATTTGAGCAAGCTAATGAAAGAATATGGCAATATCATTTCTGACGGCGACAAAGTATTGCAAGATAAAAAGAACTATGATGTTATATCTGTTAGTCCAGCTATTGACATAGCTCTAGGTGGTGGCATTAAAGAAGGAAGCTGGGTCACTCTTACTGGAGATCCAAAATCTGGCAAGACTACTACCAGTATGCAAATTATAGCAAATTGCCAAGCTGAAAATCGCCCTATTATTTATCTAGACGTTGAAGGAAGACTGAAAGAAATGAACTTTGGCGTTGCAAGTCTTAATCCGTCTAAAATGAAGATTGTGCATCCAGATGATGAGCCTCTATCGGCAGAGTATTTTTTAGAAGTTGCATACAAGATGATGAGTCATCCAGATTATTATAGAGGTATTCTTGTGATTGATTCAATATCCTCACTTACCCCATCTAAAGAATTAGATGGAGATATGAGTCCTGGTCGTGCGGGACTTCCTAAGATTTTGTCTGTGTTCACAAAAAAGATGGGCCAATTATTACCTCGTCAGCGTGGCTTAGTTATCGCTATTACTCATTACATCGCTAACACTTCTGGTTTTGGCAAAGCCAAGATGGCAGATGGCGGCAATAAAATTCAATATCAAGCAGATACTAGAATGGAGATTGCTGGAGGTGGAGAAAAGGTTTCAGCAGTTAGTCCTTGGATAGACTCAAACAAAAATAGAATTGGTCAAGTTGTGAACTGGAAGATTATTTGTTCTTCTATGGGGCCACCTGGAGGCAATGTGCAAAGCTATATAAGGTATGGTCATGGCATTGATAAAGTTCAAGAAGTACTTAGTCTTGCTGTAGAGCTTGGATTTATTGACAAAGCTGGTGCTTGGTTGACATGTTCGTTTCTTGCTGATTTTCCAGAAATGGCTAAAGAGATTAATCCAGATATAGACACTGAAAATACAGAATCAATACTCAAAGCATTTAAATTTCAAGGAATGGAAAACCTATATAACTTTTTTAATGAAAATCCAAAGCTCGCTAAGTTTATGGAGGATAAGATTAAGGAGGCACTATGAAAATCATAGGGCTTGATGAAAAAACTTACTCTTGGAATCCAACGTCTTCACAGTCTTCCAGCAAAAAAAAATCAAAACTACATTTAAAGGCAAGAGCATTACTTAAAGAAATTTATCCTTTTGATAGAATTCTTGAAGAGTTGTCGCTGCCAGGAAGTAAAAGCGAATTCCGAAAAACCGTTCTTCGTGCTGACTTGTTTTTACCAAATAGAAAGATTATGGTAGAAGTTCATGGAGAACAGCACTATAAGTTTAATACTTTTTTCTTTAAGACTAAGCTTGAGTTTTATCAGGCCAAAGCAAGAGATAATGATAAAAGAGAGTGGTGTAGGATTAATGATATAGACTTGATAGAATTAAACTATAATGAGGATATTGATGAATGGCGAAGAAAGATTCAATAAATTTGTAGAAGATATTGAAAACTGGATTCAGGGTGTTGGTAGACTAAAAATCGAACGCAATGAAGAAGTAGAAAAATATCTTAATCTTGATATTGCACAACTGAAAAGATTGTCAAGCGAGGAATGCAACATAGGAGCTTATTGTCTTACTGCATATGCAGAATATTTGCAGAATGTTTTAGCGAAAGAGAAAATGGCACTAGAGTGGGCAGATGATGGCATATGGTATATGATATCGGATAAGCTAAACAATTATGGCGGTCAATATGCTAAGTGGCAAGAAAAATATTACAGTGCAGTCAAAGAAAATCCGATTGCTAAGGAGATGACAAAAGTAAAAATAAATGCCCAAGCCCGTATAACTTCTGTTGAGCACTCTATTGAAAATACTAAAAAACTATCAGAAATATTACTCAACTTATCTAGGAGAAGATAATGGATAAAATAAAACAAGCTAAGAAGCTAATCAAACTTGCTATTGACACAGGAGATGATGAACTTATAATGCTAGCAAATGAGCTATTGGAAGAAAACACAGGTAATTCTGTAGAGAAAGCAGTTGTTCCACA